CAAATTGCCTGCGTTGTAGAGGAAGCGGGTTTTACCGTTTCCACCAGGCAGCGGATACCCAACTTTTTTGTCAGTCTGCTTTGCCCGTCTCCCTTCTTCGAGACACTGGATGAAGTACGTGAGGAACTGGCATCTTGGATACCTTTATTCGAGTTTGAACTGGAAATACTTGAAAGTGGCATGGAGTTTGGAATGCGCCAGCCCAGTCAGATCATCACCGTGGACAACATCGGAGATGTTTCCTGTGGGTGCGAGATTGTATTCCAAGCGCTGGGAACGGTAACGAATCCAGAACTATTAAATATTGATACCGGGGAATACATCCGCCTTCTCACTACAATGAATGCCGGAGATGAACTTCGTGTATATACCCATTTCGCTGGTAAGCGAGTAGTAAGCATCAACGGCTCTGTGGTAACAAATGCTTTCTCCCTGCTGGACACCAATTCGGTATTTTTCCAGCTTGCCGCAGGCATTAACACTTTGCGCTACGATGCTTCAGTCAATATGGAACTGCTGGAAGTAAGCATTTACTATCGTCCGCAGTTTCTGGGGGTGTGAATATGCAACTATATATCTACAATCCAAACCGGGAGCTTACGGGTATTGTGGAGTCTTTTGAGTACCTGCGTTGGACACGGCGTTACTCTCAGTGTGGTTCATTTGAGCTAAAAGCCATTGCAACGCAGGAGAACACCGCGCTCTTAAAAGAAGGGAACATCATTTGGAAGAACGATGATGAGGAAGCCGGAATCATTGAGCATCTGGAATTGTCTCAATCCGAGCATGAAATTATCACTGCGAGCGGCCGCTTTGCTACATCCTTCCTCGCCCGTCGTATTTTGTGGCAAACCGAGATACTTTCCGGAGACCTTTCTGTCTGTGCCCTGCAGCTGATAAATAATAATCTCATCAACCCTACTGATACAGCTCGGCAGATTACTGGAATATCCTTCTCGTCTCCAAACTTAGGTATTCCTGTTAGTACCCAGATATCATATCGGAATCTGATGGATTCAGTGACGGAACTTTGCGTCGCTTCAGATATTGGCATTAAGACTGTGTTCACTCCTGCCACAGGTATTTTTACAGTGACGCTTTATAGCGGAGCTAACTCCCAGGCGGTATTCTCAAAGGAGTACGAGAATCTGACTGAACAGATATATACAGAGAGTGTAGCGGATTACGCTAATACTGCACTCATCGGTGGCGAGGGTGAAGGCGCAGACCGTACATTTGTCGCCATCACAAGCGGTTCTGGGGAGACTCGCCGCGAAATCTTCGTGGATGCCAAAGACCTACGGGCTGAGGACTTTGGAACAGATTACGTCAATACTCTGACTTTTCGAGGTCAGAGTAAGCTGAATGAACAGGCCATACGATATACGTTTGACACATCGGTCAATCCGCATGGCAACTTAACCTACAAGATTGACTTTGACCTTGGGCAGACCGTCAAAGTAATCTCCAAGGCATGGGGCGTATCCATGACTACGCGAATCACAGAGATCGAAGAAACATATGACGCAGATGGGCAGAGCATCAGTGTAGTGTTTGGAAAGGCTGAGCTAACTATAGCGCAGAAAGTTCGCTCTGACATGAGCGAGGTTAAAACAGCACTATTGGCCCCAACCGGTATATCCGAAGTTGCCGAAGCCCTAAGCGTCGTGGAAGGAACACTGGGTGACTTGACGCAGGTGGACCCGAAAATTCAGGGTGATGACGTCGCGGATACCTTCAACAACCTGTTTGGGAAACTTCCTGCCCTCGAAATTTTTGTAGGTGCAGGTACCATATCGGTCGGTCAGTATGCCTTGTACAACATGGTACCAGGAGATACTTTATATTTCACCTCGTACAGTGGTAACAAATTCAGCGACCAGCCAAGTGAAAATGGACACGTATTTTTAACAAAGCATAATGGGGATAACACGGGCTATGGCTATCAGCGAGCAATGGGTTTCTTTATCAGTAGGGACACTATGACGTTTTATGTAATTTCTGTTTTCGTATTTAATAATCTATCTGGGCAGGCGAACTGGATCAACATCAATAATGAACCAATAACTACGACTAGGCTTGCAAACGCAGCAGTCACCGGCGTAAAGATCGCAGATCGTACAATTACCGCTTCTAAAATTTCATCTGCGTTTACTGACTACTCTACGACAGAACAAAACACAGGGCGTTTATGGATTGATGGTAAGACGATTTATCGAAAGCACGTGAATCTTGGGTCACTTACTAATACGACACCGAAAAGCGTAGCTCATGGCATATCAAACCTCAGCACTGTTGTCAGTTTAACAGGCTTTGCGACAAACGGAACCGTATTCTTACCGCTGCCACTTGCTCGTTACAACAACTTCGCCTCGCAAATCGGTCTGTATATGGATACAACCAATGTCGTTGTCGAACCCGGCAATGACCGGACAACATATACAGGTTATGTGGTTATAGAGTATACGAAAACTGTTTAATAAGGAGGAAAATAGTGTATGGAGAAAAGCGGATTTTTCAACTCATCGGATGGAGACAGAGTCTACGATGCAACGGACTTTGCGGCATATTTCGGAAGCCTCGTCTCCAACGGTGTTTTTTATATGGCAGCAACAAATCTACAGGTGTCGCCAGCAATTGGCTTGGCTGTGAATGTGGCTGCAGGAAGCGCATGGATTAACGGATACCGTTATGAGAATACGGATGTCTTAAATATGCCACTGACAACCGCAAACGGAAGCAATCCCCGCATTGACCGGATTGTGGTTCGTTTAAGTCAGATTAATAGAAGCATTAAACTCGCAGTTGTTACAGGTACTCCTGCTGCAACGCCAGTGGCCCCTGCTTTAACAAGAACCAGCGACGTCTATGAACTTGGTATCGCAGATGTGCTTATACCTGCAGCTGCTACATCAATAGTCGCAAATAACATTACTGACACCCGTCTGAATACCGACCTTTGTGGGTTGGTGAATTCGCTGGTTTCGGCGGTATATGAGTGAGGTGAATTTCTATGGCAACTTATCAGGCAACTAATGCGTGTACATGGCGTAATGGTAGCTGGATCGCAGGTGTAACAGATTATGTTCGGCAAGGGGTTTATCCTGATGCTAACAGTTATGAGAACGTGGGCGCTATGCTGTTTGACCTTGCCAGCATCCGGAATACTTACGCAAACTATTATCCAACATCCGCCAGCATTCACCTTGTCAGGATAGCTGCGGGTGACTGGGGCTCCGCCAGAACCATGACGCTGTATGCAGGAAATGCTTCTGGCATGCCAGCACCCAGTTCCAGCACCAGTGTGTCTGGGAGCAGGCCCACGAAGGTTACCTCCGGGTATAACTACACCGTTTCAGCCGGACAAGGCGCAAAAGATATCGCCATTTCTACCGCGCTCATAGATTCCATCGGTAGTGGTGCCAGCAACTGCCTATTCATGGATGCAGGCTCCAGCACCTTAAACTACATGGGCTTTGGTGCAAGGGACAACTTAAGCCAGATTGTACTGACTATTAACTGGGCAAGTCGTACAACCGCTTGCAGTGCTCCAACTTCCTGCTCATTAAATGCGACCCTCTCGGAAGGCAATGTCACACTATCATGGAGTGGTGCATCGGGTGGTATAAATAACTCAATATCCTCTTATGAGATACAATACAGCGATTCCGCCGACAATATCACATGGGGAGCGTGGACAGCACTTACCACGGTAACCACAACTGCCACTAGCGGCAGCACTTCTGTTGCGCCGCCTTCGACGCGAGGTAATTATCGTAGGTTCCAGGTACGGACACGTGGTACTGCAGGAGCAAGCTATTATTCGGGCTGGAAGGTTTCGACGAATTCCGTCCGTAGAAATACGGTACCAAGTCCGGCAAACACTGCAGTCGCTTCACCATCAAACTATAGCGACGAAACCATTACGCTGACATGGAGCGGAGCTTCCGGTGGAACAAGTGCCATCAAGGGATACCAGATTGCCAGCAGAACATCCACGGATAACAGTACATGGAGTTCATGGAACGTTCTTACCACACTAACACTCTCGGCAAGCGGCGGTAGTTACAACCCAAATGTATCAAGAATTCCAGGAACTTATACTCAATTCGGCATTTGGACGATAGATACTCTTGATGTTTACTCTTCAGAGGTTGTCAGTAACAGCATCTACTGCGATATTACTGCCTGCGTAGCGCCGACCGCTTGCTCAGTAAGCGCAACGTTGGCCGAAGGAAACGTAACCCTTTCATGGAGCGGAGCAGCCGGTGGTGCGGGAAATGCCATCACATCCTATGAGATACAATATAGTGATTCGACAGATAACAGCACATGGGGAGCCTGGACAGCACTGGTTACGGTGTTTACTTCAGCGACAAGCGGCAGTGTAATCGTAAGTCCACCGACTACACGTGGGAATTACCGCCGATTCAGGGTAAGAACACGTGGCGCAGCTGGTGAGAGTTTCTACTCAGATTGGACTGTTTCCAGCAACACAGTCCGTAGAAATACACTGCCTACGCCACCAACTTCCTTAACTGCCGCTCCTGCTATTTACGAATCCAGCACCGTAACTCTTACATGGAGCGGAGCGATACCTGGAACCAGCGCAATCAAGCAGTATGTCATTCAGCGTTCAACTTCAACGGACGGGATTAACTGGTCGGCATATGAGGCTCTGACAATCATCGTTACAAGTGCAACCTCTGGGACATATATAGCGAATGCTTCTCAGATAGCTGGAATGTATACCCGCTACCGTATCAGCGTAACCGATACATTGGATGCAGTTTCTGCTTATGTAGTCAGCGGTACAGTAAAGAAAAACAGTCCACCGACTGCCCCAGCAATCGTGTGTCCCGTATCTGGCAGCTCCAGTTACAATACCGCCCCGCGTTTCATGATAACAACGGGCATTGAGCCGGATGGTCAAACACAGATTGTAGAAGTGAAAATCGACACGGGCGTTTGGATTAACAGCGTAGATAACCCTGAGATGTTTTCCGTAAGCGGCTATCTGGGCAATGGTGTAAAAACGGTGTATCAATCGGCAGCGCTGGCCGCAGGGAACCATACTGTGACCGTTCGCTGCATTGATAGTGATATTGAGTCGTCAAGTCCGGAGGTTATGCGTACTTTTACTGTATTACCACCGCTATTTGAGACGATCACTGCGAACGAAACACATGTAAAGGCAATTCATATCCAGATGCTCCGAACTGCTGTAAATACAGTGCGGAGCTATTACAATCTGTCTCAGGTGACTTGGAGTGAGGAGATTGTTGCTGGAAAGAGCACCATCAAAAACTGGCCTTTCCACATCACAGAGCTTAGAAAAGCCATCGAGTCGGTTATTACAATAGTAAACATCTTTGATTCCTCGTCTACTTTTGATATCCCGCCCATAACCTGGTTGCCCATTGGAACCGGGCGACCAAAAGCGGATGTGATACAACAGATTCAAGACCTGATCTTGGAGCTTTAGACACAATACAACCAATAGCGCTCTCGTAATATGCGGGAGCGTTTTTCTATACACAAATTCATGAAATGGAGGTATTTCATATGAAAGAGATTTGGAATTGGATACAGCTGGTTTTTGCAGCTGTTGGTGCTTTTCTTGGGTGGTTTCTCGGTGGTCTGGACGGATTCCTTTATGCGCTCCTAGCATTTGTCGCTATTGATTATGTAACAGGAGTGCTCTGTGCCATTGTAGATAAAAAGCTGTCCAGTGAAATCGGCGCGAAAGGCATCTTTGAAAAGGTGCTTATTTTTACATTGGTGGGTGTAGCGCATATCCTTGATACGCAGATACTGGGTAGTACTGGGGACAATGGTGGTGTCCTTCGGACAGCAGTAATTTTCTTCTACTTGAGCAATGAAGGTGTGTCTATTTTAGAGAATGCCGGACATATTGGGCTACCAATACCTGAAAAACTCAAGGAGGTTCTAAAACAGCTACATGGGCGTGATGATGAGCCCCCTAAGTCAGGTGATGGAATATGATTGATTTAACAAAAGCAGCAACAGTATTCATAGGTAGGCGCGGGGAGCACCACTTTCGCCACATTGAGTTTGATGTTTCCAGTTTGTTGGAGGGCACCTACCCCGGAGCTACCCTAAACGCTATATACAAAAGACCTGATGGTATAGCATATCCCGTGATCACTACCTATGCCGATGGAGTCCTTACATGGTCGCCCAGCGCAACGGACACACTGCTCGTTGGTGTGGGGCAGTTGGAGATAAGGGTTACTTATGGCGATGTGGTCGGGAAAAGTGTTCGGATACTGACCATAGTTGAGGAGGCCCTTGCAGACGGTATAGTCGAACCACCTGAGCCACCTGCCCAGGAATGGTTGAATAAGGTACTTTCTGCCTTAGCCGAACTTGATATTGATGAGACATATAATCTGCTAAATCTCACTTATAACCTGCTAAATAATAACTATGATTTGCTAAACACCACCCACAACAGATTGAACGATACCTATGGCCTGCTAACCACCACGAATGGCCTGGTCGATGATAACTATGCACTTTTGAACACTATCCACGGCCTATTAGAGGATAACTATACACTACTAAACACCACCCAAGACCTGCTAAATGATAGCTACAATCTGCTAAATACCACGCACGGTCTAATTGAGGATATGCGTGACACGCTATACATGCGGACTGGTGTTATTCTCAATCATTTACATCCAATAGAAACTGCTACTGCACCGGATATGGTAAGCCGAAGAGGGGCCATCACTTTCACGGGCATAAATAGCGGCAATAATGTAATACTTGGCACGATAACATATACATTTGTTACATCATTGGGTAGTCCAACAGCAAACAATGTGCAGGTGAAAATCCAAGACACCTTACGCAATACTGTCAAGAAACTCGCCGAAGCCATAAGGGGCATCCAAGATGTAGTGAACATTGTTTATGGGTCAGGAACATCAGCAAACCCGGCTAGCACAGCCTATTGGACGAGTCGAAATTTCTCCGTTGGTGATGTTACAATCCCTTCTGGTGAGAGCCTATTCTTATTGGAAAGAGCGGAAAATGCGACGGCACCATTGACCCTTACCTCTACTGCAACAGCTACTATCAACGCATTTACCAGAGCAAGTTATTTGAGATATGTCTTGAGCGGTAATGCTGCCGGTGGGACCGGTATTAATAGTGTTCGAGGACCCTTGCACACATTATTGCCCATTGGTAGCGTGGTTATAGGCGGACAAGGCGGATTGCTTTATCCGACGGCTTATGATTGTCATTTGGTTACACTTTGCCGTCAATCGGATACAAGTGAAAAAGAACTAGACTTATATATCTCAAATGATGAAGTGAACTTTACCAGAATCTCACGCAGCACACCTATCGGTGCTGATAGTTCAAACGCTGGGTTGCATATTCATATTCAAATGCGTCAAAGCCGAGTGCCTTCTGGATATGGGCTGTATATCAGCATGGGAAGCGATGGCACATCGGCAAGTGCTTTCTGCGATTTGAAGTTTACCTACCACCTATACCCTGTCAGTCTTGCAACAACCAACATGTAAATTAGAGGTGATTTTAATGAATTTACGCAAGTTAATACTTACGAATAATGCCTGCTTCAGAGCAGGCAAAACAATAATTCCCAAGGGCATCATGGTACACTCTACCGGGGCAGATAACCCATGGCTGAAGCGCTATGTTGGCCCGGATGACGGCTTACTCGGAAAGAACCAATACAACAATCATTGGAATCAAGAAAAGCCCGGCGGCCGTCAGGTTTGCGTTCATGCCTTCATCGGTAAGCTGGCAGATGGAACAATCGCCACATATCAGACTTTGCCGTGGAACCATCGAGGCTGGCACGCTGGGGGAACTGCAAACAATACCCATATAGGCTTTGAGATTTGCGAGGACGGTCTTTCGGACAGCACCTATTTCAACAAGGTGTACCGGGAAGCCGTTGAACTTTGTGTATTTCTTTGTAGGGAGTTTGGTCTCACTGAAAAAGATATTATCTGCCATAGCGAAGGATATAAGCAAGGTATCGCCAGCAATCATGGTGATGTACTGCATTGGTTTCCTAAACACGGTCAGTCGATGGATACCTTCCGCGCCGATGTAAAATCCGGTCTTTCCTTTGCCGCTCCGGTAGAGACGACCGCACCGAAGAAATACTATCGGGTCCAACTTGGATCGTTTTCTGTTAAGGCGAATGCAGATGACATGCTCAACAAGGTCAAGGCAGCTGGCTTCTCCGATGCCTTTATTAAATACAGCGAATAACAATCAGTTTAATGCCTATCGAGAGATTCGTCTTTCGGTAGGCATTATTTTTTTTTGCTTTTTTCGTTCATTCGGCTGATTTCTGTCCTGGGACTGTTAGAGGGTGTTGATTGATATGTTCCCTCGGAAAGAGGTCGAGAGAATGAAATTAACAAAATTAGAAGCCGTTGAATCTATAAAGTATGAAGCAGAAAAGCCTACAGAGGCTTCACTTAAAAATGAGCACGATTATTTGGTGGCAGAAAAACTTACAAAAAAGCTCTTAGAAAAGGGTCTTATTAGCCAGAGTGAATTTGACAAGATCATGGCCAAAAACCGCGAAACTTTCTCTCCATTTTTAGCAGAGATTATGTCCTAAAAGACTTGATAAATAAGGCTTTTAGAGTGATGTATAGTACTGCGAGAAAGGAGGTTGAGACAATGAAACGGATAACAAAGATTGAAGCAAATGAGAAACTGCAGAAAGCACCTAAAAAACTGCGTGTTGCTGCCTATGCTCGTGTTTCAACAGATAGCCGCGAACAACTCGTCAGTTTGGATGCTCAAAGAAGTCACTATGAGACCTGCATTAAGAGCAATCCCGACTGGGAGTATGTTGGGCTTTACTATGATGAAGGTATATCAGGTACAAGCATGGCCAAGCGTGATGGGCTTATCAAAATGCTTGATGATTGTGAAGCCGGTAAGATTGACTTTATTATTATAAAATCCATCAGCCGCTTTGCAAGAAATACAACAGAGTGCCTTGAAGCGGTTAGAAAGCTTATAAAGCTAAAAGTGTTCATTTACTTTGAGAAAGAAAACATCAACACCGGCGATATGGAGAATGAACTGCTGCTTACGATTTTTAGCAGCTTGGCAGAAAGTGAGTCTATTTCCCTTTCGGAGAATGAAAAATGGTCCATCGAGAAGAGATTTCAAAACGGAACATACATTGTTGCCTCTCCGCCTTACGGGTACAAAAACGAAGATGGCTTGATGGTGATCAATGAAGATGAGGTTGATGTAGTAAGGTACATTTTTGCAGAATGTTTAGCTGGTAAAGGTGGTCATGTAATCGCTAGAGATCTTAATGATAAAGGAATCCCAACCAGGCGAAAAAGAGAATGGACCCCGGGCACAGTAAATGCGATCCTTCGAAATGAAAAGTACAAAGGTGATGTGCTTTTTCAAAAAACATTTACCGATGAGACTTTCGTTAGGCATATCAATAATGGTGAGAAGGCGCAGTACTACGTTACTGAGCATCACGAAGCGATAATCAGTGTTGAGGATTTTGAAGCGGCGCAGGCCATGATTGACCAGCGCTCCAAAGACATGAAAATCAAGCAAGGCGATGCAAAGTATCAAAACCGCTATCCCTTTTCTGGAAAAATTGTTTGCGGCGAATGTGGTGCTACATGGAAAAGGAGAACTCATAGCGAATCGAAAATAAAATATTACGCTTATGCTTGCAACACACATCTTAAGAAAAAAGACCAATGTAGCATGCAGTTTATACGCGAAAAGAGTTTTGAAGTGGCTTTTTTGAATATGATCAATAAGTTGGCATTTACTAAGAAGGTGTTGTTGCAGCCGCTACTTGCAAGTCTTAAAGCCATTAACCAGGAAGCAGCAATCGCCCGAATTAATAAGTTGGAAGCGGCTCTTGAGGCCAATTTCAACAAAAGGCAGCAGCTTATGAATTTATTTGCAAAGGAATATTTAGAACCAGCTGTTTTCAACGATCAGAATTCAGGTCTTCTTGCTGAGGCTAAAAATTTAAGTGATGAAAAAGAAGCCCTATATGCTTCGGTGAATCATGAGTACGAGCATGTTGAAGCTTTGAATAAACTCATCAAGTACGTCAACAGCTCAAGGATTTTTTCTGAATTTGATGTTGATGCATTTGAGGAGCATGTTGATTACATTATCGTTTTCAAAAGATATGAAATAGGTTTCGTATTAAAGTGTGGATTAACGCTGAGAGAAAGGTTGTGAGATTATGCCAATTCCATATGGGTACAAAATTGAGAAAGGCAAAGCTGTTATAGATGAAGCTCAAGCCGAGCAGGTTAGGATGATTTACAAAGGTTATCTTTCCGGCCTCGCCTACGTTGCTGCTGCAGAGGCCGCTGGGCTTACGCTTCTACATCCAGGTGTAAAGAAAATGCTACAAAATAAACGCTACCTTGGTGATAAATACTATCCTGCGATCATCGATCAGGAGACTTTTGATAGAGCTGAAGCAGAACGAATCAAACGTCAAAGAAGGCTTGGTAGAGTATTTGCGGATAAGCCGGTAGAGGAATGCAAGCCAGCGACAAAATTTACTATGCCGAAGGCAGGAAAGATATTCATTGACCCATTTAAGCAGGCGGAGTACATCTACAGCTTGATAGAAAGTGAGGTGGAGGTATGATCTCCTTAGCGAGTAATGTAACGGTTATTCCAGCAAAGAAAACCATCGGGACACAGAAAGCAACCGACAAAAAGCAGAAAACCAGAGTCGCAGCATACTGTCGTGTCAGTACTGACAGCGATGAGCAAGAAACCAGCTATGAAGCCCAGATCCAGCATTACACCTCATACATTGAAAGTCATCCGGATTGGGTACTAGCCGGAATTTATGCCGATGATGGCATCTCTGGAATGAATACGAAGAAGCGTGATGAGTTCCAGCGCATGATTAACGACTGCAATGACGGCAAGATAGATATGGTTATTACCAAGTCCATCAGCCGGTTTGCAAGGAATACGGTGGATTGCCTGAATTACACCAGAGCCCTTAAGAATAAGAACATTGGCGTCTATTTCGAGAAAGAAAATATTAATACGCTCGATACTAAGGGTGAAGTGCTCATGACAATTATGGCTTCTCTTGCACAGCAAGAAAGTGAGTCATTGTCGGCCAACGTTCGTCTGGGCTTGCAGTTCCGATACCAACAAGGAAAAGTTCAGGTCAATCACAACTGGTTCTTGGGATATACCAAAGATGCAGACGGGCACCTCATCATTGATCCAGAGCAAGCTGAAGTCGTTAAGCGCATCTATAGAGAGTACCTTAGCGGTAAGAGCTTCTTACAGATAAAAAGGTCGCTTGAAGCCGATGGAATTCTGAACGGTGCCGGTAATGCAAAATGGCATGAAAGCAATATAAAGCAGATACTTACAAACGAGAAGTACATCGGAGACGCTTTGCTTCAGAAGACTTATACGGTGGATATTCTTGAAAAGAAGCGTGAAGCTAATAAGGGACAGGTTCCTAAGTATTATGTAGAGGACAGCCATGAAGCTATTATTCCAAAGGATATCTTCCTAAAGGTACAGGAGGAAATCGCAAGACGCGCAAATCTTACTAAAGGCACCACAAAGCGCAAACGAATCTATAGTGGCCGTTACGCTTTATCTGGAATAGTATTCTGCGCGCACTGCGGCGACATCTTCCGCAGAATTAAATGGAACAATCGTGGGTGTAAATCCACAGTTTGGCGCTGCGTCAGTAGGGTTGAAAAAGATGGTCCTGATTGCCCGGCAAGAACTGTTCACGAGGGACTGCTCCATGATGTAGTTATAAAGGCCATAAACGAAGCGTTCCGTGAAAAGGAAGCAATCCTGCCGCTTTTGCGAGAGAATATCGAGAATAGCCTTGAGGAAGTCACCTCAAATCAGATTACAGCGATTGATGAACAAATGAGGTCAATGCAGCAGGAACTAATGGCAACTGTTAATTCAAAGAATACCGGGGATGAGCTTGGTCTGGAGATTAGGAGGCTGCGCGATGAGAAGCAGGCCCTTCAAAATGAGCAGGCATCCCGACAGGATCTGAAAAAGCGAATTGATGAGTTGATGCGTTTTCTTAACGACCTGCCTTGTGAGCTGATTGATTATGAAGAAGATTATGTGAGGACTCTCCTGGAAAAGATAACGGTTTACGACGACCACATTATAGTTGAATTTAAGTCCGGAATTGAAATACAAATAGACAAAGAGATATAGAATATTGAGCCGCCGCCAATAGAGGGAACCAACACCCTTTGGCGGTTTTTCCACTTTTAAATGTTGATTATATCAATTCGTTATGTTATAATAATCGCTGACACAAATAAGAGTTTAGGAGGAACCGAAACTATGACAGCATCAATGCGTTTAAGATAAGCTGGCAATAAAAAAGGCAGAATCTATCCCGATGATAGGCTTTTTTGTTGTGCTTATTTATACGATATTGAGCATTCATTAGTTACGGTGAGGATATAGGTTATTAAACTATACCTTTATTTAACTATGTCTTTAATATGAATGTTTCCAAATTGTATGTATGCAGACCAAAAGCCACATTGTGGATTTAGGCCTGCATTTTTTATTGCCTAGAATGCTATTCAAAATAGAAATTCAAGCAAAATAATATGCAGGAGATAATATAAATGGAAAAATACAACAATTGGAAACTTAAGTTTTATACAATATGGGCAGGGCAAGCAGTATCATTAATCACTAGTGCCATCCTGCAAATGGCGATTATTTTTTACCTTACAGAAAAAACAGGATCTGCGATGGTCTTGTCTATGGCTTCACTAGTAGGTTTTTTACCCTATGCGGTCTTTGGACCAGCCATTGGTGTATTAGTGGATCGTCATGACAGGAAAAAGATAATGATAGGTGCTGATTTAATTATCGCAGCAGCTGGGGCAATGCTAGCTATTGTAGCATTGTATATGGAATTACCTGTATGGATGGTTATGGTAGTATTATTTATCCGCAGCATTGGAACGGCTTTTCATTCTCCAGCTCTCAATGCGGTTACGCCACTTTTAGTACCAGAAGAACAGCTTACGAAATGCGCAGGTTATAGTCAGTCTTTGCAGTCAATAAGCTATATTATTAGTCCGGCGGCTGCAGCATTGTTATACTCCGTTTGGGAATTGAATGCAATTATTGCCATCGATGTATTGGGCGCCGTGATTGCATCTATTACGGTAGCAATTGTAAGTATTCCCAAGCTGGACGATCCAGTGAAAAATTTGAAACCAAATTTCATAAGAGAAATGAAAGAAGGAATTGTCGAATTGAGACAAAACAAAGGCTTATTTGCCTTATTACTCTTAGGAACGCTATATACGTTTGTGTATATGCCAATTAATGCACTATTTCCTTTAATTAGCATGGAATACTTTAATGGAACACCTGTGCATATTTCCATTACCGAAATCGCTTTTGCATCTGGAATGCTAGTAGGCGGTCTACTATTAGGAAGGTTGGGGAACTTTGAAAAGCGTGTATTACTAATAACAGGTTCATTCTTTATAATGGGAGCCAGTTTAGCCGTTTCAGGATTACTTCCTCCAAGTGGATTTGTTATATTTGTAGCTTGCTGTGCAGTAATGGGGCTTTCGGTGCCATTTTATAGCGGTGTGCAAACAGCTCTTTTTCAGGAGAAAATTAAGCCTGAATATTTAGGACGTGTATTTTCTTTGACCGGAAGTATTATGTCATTTGCTATGCCAATTGGATTAATTCTTTCTGGATTCTTTGCTGATAGAATTGGTGTAAATCATTGGTTTTTACTATCAGGTATTTTAATTATTGGCATTGCTATAGTGTGCCCCATGATAACAGAGGTTAGAAAATTAGATTTAAAATAA